AACAGGCACTAACTACAGTGCTGGTGGACAGGCACTTGACGGCGCAACCATCGCAACGAGCGGAACTACTGCGTATCTTGACTTCACTGACGAAGTGTTTGCAAACGTAACAGTATCTGCAGATGGCTGTATAATCTACAACACAGCAAACAGCAACTCTGCTATTGCCGTTATTGACTTTGGTGGTACCGTCGCTGCTACTGCTGGTGACTTGACGATTGAATTTCCTGCCGCTGACGCAACTAACGCTATCGTACGTATTGCGTAAGGGGTAGAACATGGCGTTCTACGATTCTTCTGATGCTATTTATGGAGTTGGTGTATACGGCTCTCCGTCGTATGGAGTCGTAACTCCTGAAGTTTTACTAGCAGGTGTCAGTGCAACTGTAAATGTTGCGTCCGTTGCAATAACGGGATTTGAAATCGACATCAGTGAACGTCTTGTTAGTGTGTCTGCCACTCTTATAGTAGGCACAGTCCAAGTACACACCGTGGCAGGACTATCTGGTGTATCTGCAACAGCATCAGCAGGTACAGTTGAAGCCAAACCATCTGAACCCGTTTCTAGTGTATCTGCTACAGCTTCTCTTGGTTCAATTCAAGCAAACATTGCGTTAGAAGTTTCGGGGGTATCCGCAACGATTGCGCTGAACGACGATTGGGATATACGCTCAATTAAACGTGTCCCAGTAGTGGGCGTAGTAGCTACAGGCCAAGTAAACGGAACATTTAACTTTGTAGTTACCTTCGACCCTCTTACGGGTGTTAGTGGTACGGCTTTACTCGGAGCTATCAAGTTAAACTTAATCAAAGCTGTGGTGGGTGTTACCGCTACAAGCGGTATGGGCACCCTGTCTCCTGCAGATGCCATAACAACATTTACTGCCTCGGCGTACGACAGACGAAACGCTGTTCATGTCATACCTAATGCTCTTGTATTTAGGTCTGTAGACACAGGAGCCGCAGCAACAGCATTCGATAGAACCCGCATGGTTACTGTCTTACCAAAACAAACAAGTAATCACAGAAGGGCTGCATAATGTCTTTGAAATGGCCTAATAAGGACCCTGACGACCAATTAGACTACTCCGTCAACTGGCTTCCTGCCTTAGACACGGACACCATAGCGTCTATCGTGTGGAAAATATACGACGCAGATGGTGTTTTGCAAACTTGGTCAAACGGACAAACGGTTAATGGTCTCCAGCTAGTTAGCCGCACCAACACAGATACCGTAGCTACTATTTATCTTGGTGGCGGTACGGCGTTTACCACATATAAGGTTGTTTGCCGCATGACAGCTAACGACGCTACAATCAGAGAACAAGAAGTCCGTATACGTGTTGTGGAGAAAAACTAATGGCATATAATTATCTTTCTCTTTCTAACGAAGTTTGCCGCAGGCTCAACGAAACAACATTGACATCAAGTAACTTTGCCAGTGCCGTCGGGTTTTACGCACAAATTAAAGACAGCATAAACGCCTCCATCCGGGACGTAAACCAGAAGCATTTTAGCTGGCCCTTCAACCACAACACAGATGACATTGTGCTGACACCGGGCGAGGTAAGATACCCCCTTCCAGAGAACGCAAAGTACACTGATTTTGATACCGTACGTTTAGTTCGTGATACTGCTGTTAATGTGGCTACTGCAAAGCACCTCACCCTATTATCGTATGATGAATACATCGACACGTATGTAGACCAAGAGTATGAAACAGACATCACACAGGGTTCTGCTCCGAATTACGTAGTACGTTCGCAAGACGGCGACATCATTGTCGTCCCGATGCCGGATAAAGCCTACACCATAGAGTACGAGTTTTTTATGTTCCCCGCAGACTTGGAAACCTACGATGACGTTCCAAGAATCCCATTCAGATTTAAGCACGTTATTGTTGATGGCGCAATGTACCACGCATACATGTTCAGAGATAACCTAGAGTCTGCAAGTCTTGCTCTCCGCAGATTTGAAGAGGGAATGAAACATATGCGTACGGCTATTGTAAACGAAAACGTATACGCACGGGCGGTTTAGATGCCGGATAGATGGCAAACACACTCTTTTGAGTTTAAAGGTGGTCTTATCACCAACCTGTCTCCTTACCAGCAAGGCTTTCAAGCTCCGGGGTCTGCTCGTATCCTCCGTAACTTTGAACCCTCTGTGTTCGGTGGTTACAGACGTGTTGAGGGGTACGAAAAGTTTGATTCTAATGCCCTATCCAACGCAGGAAACATCAGAGGCATAACAAGATATAATTCAGAGGTGTATGCATCTCGCGGTGACGCTCTGTTTAAGTCGGCAGGCTCTGGCTGGACAGAGATTACAGACAATGCCACATACAGCAGTGCTGGTGTAATACTAGGCGGCTCTGGTAAAATCCGGTTTATGAAGTATAACTTCGACGGCACAGACAGGTTTATGATTGCTGACGGAACGGGTAAGCCCTTTAGATTCGACGGAACTACCTTCGAACAGCTATCATCACTTCCCGCAGATACTTCAGGTTCAAGCCACATCGTCAACTTCAAGAACCATGTGTTCTTAGGAAACGGTAAAAACCTTGTTTTTTCGGCACCCTACGAAGATGATGACTTTACAAGTGCAAGCGGTGGTGGTATAATAAATATAGCCGACACCATAACGGGTTTGGTTGTTTTTCGTGACCAGCTTATTATTTTTAGTGAAAACACCATAAACAGACTTGCAGGTAACAGCATTGGTGATTTTCAGCTACAACCTGTATCAAGAGACTTAGGATGCGTGGCTTCTGATACAATACAAGAAATTGGTGGAGACATCATGTTCTTGGGACCAGATGGTCTGCGTACCTTTTCTGCTACTGACCGTACGGGTGACTTTGCTTTAGGTGTTGTTTCAAAACCTATCCAAACTGAGATGTTAGATTTGATATCTAGCAGCACAACCTTCAGCAGCACAGTTATACGAGAGAAGAGTCAGTACAGAATATTTGGATTTAATGCTACCTACCAGAACGATGCTGCAAAGGGTGTTGCAGGTACTCAGCTACAAGACAGCATTGCTTGGAATGATTTACGTGGTTTCAACGCTTTTGTGACATTCAGTGAATACGATGGGTTCGCGGAGCGAATATACTTCGGAGGTAAAGACGGGTACATCTACCAGATGGAGCAGGGCAACACGCAGGACGGTACCGACATTCCTGCTACTTTTGCTACTCCCTTTATTCCGCTAGGTGACCCCAACGTCCGTAAAACAATATACAAGGGTCAAACATACCTCGATGTAAACGGCGCGTTTGATTTAGAGTATTCTTTAAAGTTTGATTTTGACCAGCCAGACTCACCTCAGCCTGATTCAATTCTTAGTTCAGACGCAGGAGCATCAATAACGTACGGTTCTGGGATTTATGGAACATCTCTTTTTGGGGCTAAACAAAAAGCTATATTTGAAGTACCGACAGTAGGTTCAGGATTTACCGTGTCAATACTATACGAAACCACAGGCGCAAACACAGACGCTGTATTTACCGTAGATGCGGCTACCTTAGAGTACGCAACATACGGAAGGAGATAAAATAATGGGTACAGGTTACGTTCGCAACGACACCCCCAACAACATTGCCGATGGAAACGTCATTAACGCCTCTGATTTAGATGGTGAATTTGATGCAGTCCAAGCGGCTTTTAATGCTTCTGCAGGACATTCTCACGATGGTACAGCAGGAGAAGGCCCACCTATCGACACAGCAGGTATTGCTGCAGGGGCCATTACCACTGTTAAAATAGAGGACGATGCTGTCACTGCTGCGAAGCTGGATGAAACAGGTACGTATACAGTAGCAGGACTGAATACTACAGGTGATGTTAGCTTCGGTGACAACGACAAGGCCATCTTCGGTGCTGGCAGTGACTTGCAGATTTACCACGATGCGTCAGCCAGCTATATTGTTGATAGTGGAACTGGTTCGTTAAATATTCACGGCACTGATATTAATTTAAGAGATGCTGATGGAAACAATTACATCAATATGTCCGACAACGGGACTGGCGGAACAGTCACAATAAGGCATAACACTGCGGTAAAACTAAACACTAAGACCGATGGGGTTCTTATCACAGGCGAATTGCAAGCCGATAGTCTCGATATCAATGGTTCTGCGGATATTTCGGGCAACGCTACATTTGCTGACAATGGCAGGGCC